ATTTCAAGAGGTAAATTAAAACGATTAATTGTTTGTTTGCCACCAAGACACTCAAAATCAGAATTTGCCAGTACCTATTTACCAGCTTGGATGATGGGATTAAATGGTGCATTAAAGATAATTCAATGTACTCATACAGCTGAATTGGCTGTACGTTTTGGTCGTAAAGTTAGAAATTTGATTGATAGCCAAGAATTTCAGAAGATTTTTCCTGATTTAAAATTGCAAGCAGATAACAAATCAGCTGGAAGATGGACAACAAATCAAGATGGTGAATCCTTTTATGCTGGTGTAGGTGGTGCAATTACAGGTCGTGGTGCTGATTTATTGATTATTGATGATCCACATTCAGAGCAAGACGCTTTGAGTCCAAAATCAATGGATTCAGCTTATGAATGGTATACATCAGGTCCAAGACAGCGATTACAGCCGGGTGGCACCATAATTATAGTAATGACGCGATGGAGTACCAAAGATTTAGTAGGAAGATTGCTAAAAAAACAAGGTGATGAACATGCAGATAAGTGGGAAGTGATTGAATTTCCAGCTATTATGCCAGAAACTGACAATCCTTTGTGGGGTGAATTTTGGAAAAAAGAAGAATTATTGGGTGTTAAGGCATCCCTGCCAGTTGCCAAATGGAATGCGCAATGGATGCAAAATCCTACTGCTGAGGAAGGAAGTATCGTCAAACGCGAGTGGTGGCAAAATTGGGATGGCGAGAAAGTTCCTGCCTATAATTATGTTATACAAAGTTATGACACCGCTTTTTCTAAAAAGGAAACTGCTGACTATTCTGCAATCACGACTTGGGCAATTTTCGAGCATGATGACGATGGACAACCAAATATTATTTTATTGGATGCCAAAAGAGTCAGAGCTGACTTTCCTGAACTCAAAAGATTAGCATGGGATGAATACAAATATTGGGAGCCTGATTGTGTTTTAATAGAAGCAAAAGCATCAGGAACACCACTAACACAAGAATTAAGACGTATGGGCATACCAGTGACAGCATATACACCATCAAGAGGACAGGATAAAGTAGCAAGAATGAATAGTGTTGCGCCAATATTTGAGTCAGGAATGGTGTGGTTACCAGATGAAACATTCGCTGATGAAGTCAGAGAAGAATGTGCTTCATTTCCTTATGGTGACCATGATGACTACGTTGATAGCATGACTATGGCGCTCATGAGATTTAGACAAGGTGGGTTTTTATCCCTAGATGCAGACTATAGAGATGAAGTAAAATTGTTAAAAAAGAACAGAACAGTATATTATTAGTATGAAGATTTGGCTTACATCATTTACTTATGAAGATAAAGAATATGCAGGACCGCGTATTTTTGCTGAAACAGAACGAAAAGCACAATTTTTATGTGATATACAAGGTTTGATATTAGAAGGACCATTAGAAGCAATACATGAACATGAATTGTATCTTACATTACTGGAAAAAGATGAAAATACAGTATTACATTAGGAATTATTATGGTAGTTGAAAGAGTTTTAGGTACAGAAGATGACCCAGATATTATTGAAACTGGCAGTGAAATTGAAGTAATACCAGAGCAAACCAGAGAAGAAGCCATACAAGAAGCAGCCAGTATTTTAGTTTCTGAAGAAGGTGTATTTACAGAAGATGAGCTAAATGAAGAACAAGTTGCTGTTAATGATGATTTTAATGCAAATTTAGCAGAAAATTTAGAACCTACAGATTTAAGTAAATTATCAAGTGAATTAATTGATTCCATTAAAAATGATTTGGAATCCAGATCAGAATGGGAAAAAACATATACTGATGGTCTGCAATATTTAGGTATGAAATTTGATGAGTCACGCTCACAACCATTCCAAGGCTCCAGCGGTGTAATTCACCCACTTTTGGCAGAAGCCGTCACACAGTTCCAAGCTCAGGCATACAAGGAATTGTTACCAGCAAAAGGACCAGTCAAAACACAAATTATTGGTATGCGCACTGCTGAAACTGAAACACAGGCAGATAGAGTTCAAGAATTTATGAACTACTATATCATGAATGTAATGGAAGAATACGACCCAGAACTGGACCAATTATTGTTTTATTTGCCTTTGGCTGGTTCCGCTTTCAAAAAAATATATTATGATTTTTCTTTAAAACGTGCAGTTTCAAAGTTTGTACCACCTGAAGATTTAGTTGTTCCTTATGAAGCGCCTGATATATCAACAGCAGAGCGTATAACTCATGTTATCAGCATGTCACGCAATGAAATTAAAAAACAACAACTTTCTGGTTTTTATGCTGATATTGAAATACCAGAAGATAGTTATACCGACACTGATGATATACAAGAAGAAATAGATTCAATAGAAGGAGTTTCGCCTTCATATACAGAGGATAGAAATCGCACAATCTATGAAGTGCATACTATTTTGGACATTGGTGGCTATGAAGATTTAGACGCAGAGGGAGAGCCAACAGGATTGAAATTACCCTATATCGTTACTCTTGATGAACAAGCCAATAAAGTTTTGGCAATACGCAGAAATTACAATCAAAATGATCCTGATAAAAACAAGATAAATTACTTCGTACAATACAAATTCTTACCGGGGTTAGGCTTTTATGGTCTAGGGCTGTCGCATATGATTGGTGGCTTATCAAAAGCAACAACATCTATTTTAAGGCAATTAATTGACGCTGGAACATTAAGCAATTTGCCAGCTGGCTTTAAAGCAAGAGGTATGCGTATTAGAGATGAAGCAGATCCATTGCAACCGGGTGAATTTAGAGATATAGACACAACAGGTGGCTCTTTAAGAGAAAACCTCATTCCATTGCCCATTAAAGAACCCAGCAATGTTTTGATGCAATTACTTAGCATACTGATTGATTCTGGAAAACGATTCGCCTCTATTTCTGATATGAATATTGGCGATATGAACCAAGCAATGCCAGTTGGTACTACAGTGGCATTATTAGAGCGTGGCACTAAAGTTATGTCAGCCATTCACAAAAGATTGCATTATTCGCAACGTCTTGAGTTTAATTTATTGGCTAGTGTATTTTCAGAGTACCTACCGCCAACTTATAATTATGATACTGGCACTGCGCCAAGAGAGATAAAACAAACGGATTTTGATGACAGGATAGATATTATCCCAGTGTCTGATCCTAATATTTTTAGTCAGAGCCAACGTATTACTTTGGCACAAGAATTACTGCAAATGGTTACATCTAATCCTGATATTCATGGTCCTGTAGGTATTCATGAAGCCTATAAAAGAATGTATGGCGCATTAGGTATTGATAATGTTGAAAATTTATTGCAACCACCGCCAGATATGACACCTAGACCAGTAGATGCTGGGCTGGAAAACAGCAGTTTCTTATTAGGACAGCCAGCTCAAGCATTTCAGCAACAAAACCATGAAGCTCACATAGAAGCTCACCAAGGTTTATTTTTAACAGGCGTAGTGCAAGAAAACCCACAAATACAATCAATCATAATAAGTCATGTCATGCAACATCTACAATTTCTTGCCAGTCAATTAGCTTCAGAGCAAATGACACCAGAAATGCAACAAAGAATTGGTGCTTTGCAACAACAAATGCAACAGGTTACTCCAGAACAAGCAGAACAAATGCAACAAGAATTGCAAATGATGATGGATCAAATGTCATCACCAATACTTGCGAAATTAACAAATGATTTCTTGGCAACCATACAAACTACCAATAGTGATCCACTGGTAGAAATAAGACAACAGGAATTGGATTTGAAAGATAAAGAAATCAATTTAGACCAAGAAAAATTTGCAAGTAAACAACAACAAACCCAAGAAGAAACAATGTTAGATGCACAATTAGCACAACAACGATTAGATATTCAAAAAACGATTGCAGACGATAAATTGCAATTAGGTCTTGATAGGCTTAAACAACAAGCTGAGTTGAAATTATTAGAATTAGAACAAAAATTTAGGAGAAGTTAAATGGTATCTTCCATAAGAATGAAGCAGATTGAACAATTAGTAGCGCAAAAAAAGATTGATAGAGCAAGAGAAGCTGAAGAATTTATAAAGGCAGAAGCTAAAGCAATTGCAGAAAAAAAAGCATCAGATGAAAGAATTGCCAAGAAAATGGCAATTATTGAAGCTGGTGGCGTTGTTCCAAATCCTGAGCCAAAAGTTGTAGAAGTTGAGCAACCAGCTGAAGAAAAGCCAGTTGAAAAGAAAGTAGTTAAGGAGAAAGTTACCAAAAAGAAAGTAGCTAAAAAGAAGGTGGCTAAGAAGAAAGTTACTAAAAAGAAGGTAACTAAGAAGAAATAAAAAAATGCCACTCAAGAAAGGTAAATCTAAAAAAGTCGTATCAGAGAATATTTCTATAATGAGAAAAGAAGGTTTACCTCAAAAACAAGCTGTTGCGATTGCATTGAGTCAATCAGGAATGAACAAAGGTGGCGCAGTCAAGACATATCAATGCAGAGGTGGTGGCGCAACAAATCGTGGTTTAGATTACAGAATGAGAAAATAATGGACATTGTAGATATATTTACAGACTTACATAAAGAGATTGAATTGCAACTGAAACAAATCCAAGATACATATATGGATGGTCAACTTAGGGATATGGAACATCATAAATTCTTGCAAGGACAGCTACTTCAGTTATACAATATGCAAGACTTTATGAAATCGTACAATAAAGAGGAATAATTAATAAATGGAAGCAAAAGTTGAACTGGCATCTGCTTATGTTGAACCTGAAGATGTTGTATTAGATCCAAGCAAATTGGATGGAACAGCGCTTGAGAGAATGCCACAACCAACTGGTTGGAAAATCTTAGTTTTACCTTATCGTGGTAA